GGGTTGCATCGCAATTTGGTGCACCACCGGCTGTTCTAGACCTAATGAGGGCCAACATTCAAACCCATGGTGTTACTACCAATGGGTGGAAGTACAAGTGTGTTGGCACGCGAAAATCAGGTGACCCGTTTACGTCTTGTTTTAATTCGTTGTTTAATGCTTTGTTACATCTGTTTGTTTTCCATTTGCAAACCGGTGTGCCCGTGGCTGAATTGTCTGAACACCTTCGGATGATGGTCATGGGGGATGATAATTTGATGAAGCACAATGGCGAGGTTGTAAATTTTTATGATGATTTTTTGCAACTGGGTTTCGAAACTGAGTGTATTTATAGGGATAGTTATTGGGAGGCTGAATTCTGCTCAAGTGTACCCGTCATGAGTGATCAAGGCTTGGTGTTTATTCCCAAACCTGGTAAAATGATTGCAAAGTTCGGGTATTTTGTGCAACCTCCCGAGGTTGACCCTAACCAACTCCTGTATGGTAATTATTGTGGTATGAAATTTTTGGATTTCGTGCCATGGTACGCTAATCTTTTGGAAGGGTTGCGGGATAAGGTTGGTAAAGTGTCTGTGAAGAAGTATTTCATGAAAAACAGACATGATCTGAGTGACCACAAATATAAATATGTCAAAGTTGGATGGTGTCAGGAAACTGATCATTGTCTGATGATGAGGTATGGATTTAGTGGTTATATGTACAATAATACAAATGTGGCTTTGTTGCAAGGAGATATGCAACATTGTTTTGTTCAAGCCATGTTTGATAGGGATACTGATGGGTTAAAATCAATTTATACCTGTTAGTCCCGCCCTGTGGTGGTTAAATGGTAAAAGACATGTAACGTCATGCCCCTCCCTTTTGGGTTTTTAACCGTAATGTTAATAATTTTTAACCGGTGCTTGCCAAGGCAACGTTTTTTGGTATCCAGTTGAGAAGGTGTCCCAGATTTCTATTGTAGGACTGCTTGGCGGATGCAGTGGATATGGATCTTGGTCTGGTGAGCTGTGAAAGGCAAAATCTAAGGCTTGATGCTGGTGCCAGATTAATTTAGTGGCAGATCCCGTCACACTCCCCTGCTGTAAAATTCCAACTTCCATCACGTATGAATTGAGTTTAATGGTTAGCAGAGCGATTCCCTAGGGGGTGTGAAGGTCGAGTGGGTTTTTCGAAAATGGTTGGAA